GTTGTCGTAACTAAATTGAAGAAGGAGCCCACGTCGTTGGACAACTATTACATCCCAGATTCATATGAACAAATCAGAAGTGCTGAAGTGTATCATTTTGGACCGTCATGTACTAGTATCTTACCAGCTGCTTTTGCTCCCACTCTAGCCAATGAACGAGTTTCTTTGTCATCACGCCATATTGTTGGTGTTCCTGAAGACAGACATAATTTGTTGGTTTGGAAAGAGGCGTTTGATTTGTACAACAACCTAATTTTTATGGAAATGCGACAACATTATCATATACTAACCATGCAACAATGGATGGAAAGCTTGGACCCTAAGAAAAAAGCATTGTATGAAAAGTACATTAGTAAATATGATAATTTGGATTTTGATAAACCTAGTAACCACCATCGCTCCTTTTTTATTAAGGCAGAGATGCAGTTGCCAGGAATTAAAACTAAACTGGAAACTAAAGCACCACGCGGAATACAAGCATTGCAAAAACCTGAGATGAACATGGCACTGGGACCTTTTATAGGTAGTGTTAGTCATGCTTATGCGATGCCGTTTTTATCCGTGGATATTGATAGCCCAGACCGCGTTTGGCCCCAGTGGAATTATACCAGTGGTGGGACTAATACGAGAATCGGTCAGTGGTATCATGATATGGTAACGGAAGGTAGAACAATTTATGAAGATGATTTCAGCAGTTACGATTCGACGCAAGGTATTGGTGCACATTCGTGTGAGGTAGAATTCTTTTTGAAATTCGATCCCCCGGATGCTGCCATCACTGCTTTACAACGACAAAGTTTCACCAAAGGTTATGGTAGAGGACATTATTATTCAACCCCGTATACGCGTAAATCCGGTGATCAGAACACGTCAGTGGGTAACACTCACGTTCAGTTTGTAGCTCATTCACATTGTGTGGATTTGGCTTCTGAACAGATGAATGTTATTGTACTAGATGTGTCGATGGTAGGGTTGGGGGATGATAATTTGTTGGCCATACAATTTGATCCGAACGTCACAAAAGCAACAAAAATTGCATTTGGAAAATGTTTGGAGGAAAACATCATTAAGTTGGGACTAAAACCAAAACTGTCTTTGCCAGAAAACCATTCTTATTGTTCGGGCTATTTCATGCCTTGCAAAAGGAATGGTGTGGAAACACGCGTTTTGATTCCATGTCCAGTCAGGAAAGTCGCTAAAATGGGTTGGTGTCCAGACGCATCCGTTACTTTTGATCCGATCATGCGGTCAAAAGGTAACGAGTTAGGCAACCCCATCAATGCGTATGTTCCTATCAGTAGGGTATTTTATGATTATTACACTAGCTTAAAAGGCACTGCCAACGTACCATCACGAAAATGGTACACGTATGTTAGCAGCAATGACGTGATAGAAACTGGTTCAGAAATGTGGAACTGGTTTGAGTCCGTGTTCGGTGTAACAAAATCTCAAGTAGCTGATTTGGAACAATTTTTGTATCAACACATTCATGACACTAAAGGAGGTGCATCGTTTTGGTCGCACCCGGTTATGGATACGATGATTGTTAACAAGATGTAAATTGAACACAAATGCGGAGTAAGATGACTTAGGCCATCAAAGGTGTGTGACGCCCCTTCTCCTATCCCAGTCAAGACATAAAAATCATGAACAAAATCAACAAAAACGCTCAAATCCAAAAAATGATGGTAAAACTTAACAACTTGAAAAATCAAAACCAGAAAAAGAAAAAGAATAAGAACAAAAACAAACAAAACGCCAACCAAGACTTACTTTCAAACCCGAAGACTTTCACCATAGCACGACAAGGCAAAAGGATGCCCATGTATGCTCCTATGGCTTTGTCCAAGTGTGCTTTGAAATTCGCTTTGGCTATAGCCGATCCATTTCATCCTGCTGCCAAAGGCGCTTGTCTGCCGTGTTTTCCTTCCCCTTTATCACAGAAGGCGACTGGATACATCAGATTCAATGCAGTCGTTGGTTCGTCGGGTTTTGGATTTGTGCAGGTGTGTCCTTGCGTAGCAAATGACATACCCGTTGCTTTTTATTCTTCTTCCACATCTTTCGGTGTTACTCAGGTTCAAGCACTCTCAGCCACAAACACGTTGTCAAGTGGTGTTGCAACAGCCAACATGAGCAATTTACCCAACGGTTCATCTACTATTGCGCAGAGTGTGCAAGGAGGTGATACTGTTGAGGCGCGAATTGTTTCTGTCGGTGTGAGAGTCAGTTACGTTGGAACCACATTAAATGAATCAGGCACTTATTCTTGTTTGACCGCTCCAGCTCATGAAAATTTGGGTTTGACAGCATTTTCTCAAAGTAACTTAAGTAGTTATTCTGAAACGTGCGTCACTTCGATTACTCGTGAAGTTTGTGAGTTAGCAGCGTTCCCAGTTTCCCCTATGGAAACTCAGTACGGCTCGGCCACCCAAGTCAACCAGGTGACACCTTTGTTGTATCCTTATTCTAACAATGACACTGTATTATCAACACCCACATATTCTTACACTTCTAATTCTTTCCTAGTAGGAGCTTCACCTATGTTAATCACCTTCACTGGTGTTTCCGGGTCAAGTTTCCTCGTGGAAATAATAGAACATGTAGAGTATGCTGGATTAGTTCCCTCAGCTTTTTCAACACCTACCGATTCCGATCAGCGTGGTTTTGAAATTGTTACAGCTGCGGCTGACAGACTTCCTGGTTTAGTTATGAGTTATCCCAAGAAACCGCGACTTGAATTACTTCAGGAAGCTATTTCTTCGGTAGCACAAGCTTTAAAACCTGTTGCCATATCAGTTCTAACTAATGGTATATCAGCTTTGTTATTGTAAGACGCTTAACGCGATATGTCTCGCCTACGGAACGCCTAGTTTCCGTTTTCCAAATCATTAAACATTTTCTGTAAAAAGGCTTGAAAACCTTTCCGGTTAATCATTATAAAG